GGCATTAACATTAATCATAAGTTTAGTTGAAACGGATCGTTGGTTCATAATAATATATTCTAATCAAAAAATAGTAATCAAATTTTCTTTTGGAATGAAAAGTCGCATGGATTAATTACAATAAATAAAGGGCTGCGAAATATATAAAAAAAATATAAAAGTTTCAATAAAAAAAAACTAATCCAATTTAACATTCTTGGTCTTCCTCATAACATTTATTACAATAATCCCACCATTTACACGTTTCTTTGGATTTTTCGTTGACATATCTATCACAACCCTTACAAGTTGGGGGAACCCAGATATAGATTAAGGAATAAACAATAAGGTCTTTCATAACAATATTCTTTTTGGCAATGGTAGATAAAACTATTGCCCAATTATTAAGTTCTTTCATAACATATTTATATTTATCATAATGATTGGCGTGGTGTCTAAAAATCCAAAACTTTCTTGATTGGTTCATAATATTATATTGTCATCAAAAAATAGTAATCAAATTTTCTTTTGGAATGAAAAGTCACATGGATTAATTACAATATATAAAGGGCTGCTAAATATATAAAAAAAAAAATAAAGTTTATAAAAATCTAATCTAATTCTAATCTTCATTCCATTTTAGCTTTTTACGGCAAGTAGGGCATTTATTGGTTTCTATTTGGGCAAGGCAATTCTTATGAAACTTATGTCCGCAATTTGTAATTTCCATGTCTTCGGTATTTATAACTTCTAAACAAATAGGGCATTCACAAGTCTTCCGAAGTTCATCAATCATATCCTTTAGTTCGGTTTTGACATGCTCTGGAATACCCCCTTCGGCTCCTGCTTCTAAAAGGGCTGCTAGTTTTTGATGATGCTTAACGGCTGTGGTGTTGGCTTCGGCAACTTGCCCGTAATATTTAGCCCATGCGAATGATTTAGCCTTCTTGGCGTACTTTAACTGGTTCTTAAGGGTTTTTATGGCTTTATTCATAATATTATATTGTAATCAAAAATAGTAATCAAATTTTCTTTTGGAATAACTTGGATGTTGGCAAAGAAAATTTGATTACTATTTTTTGATTACAATATATTATTATGCCACAATCATTTATTATTAAAGAAATGGAAGACTTATACCAGATAGCCGTGAAAAAGGGAGAAGTTGACCCTAATGTTACCCTTGCCCAATTCATGCGGAATTGTAATAAAGGATGTCCAGCCCATAAGATGAATACCATGTGGAATGTATTAGAAAATGAAAGCAAACATTTGGTAAAATATAAAAATACAAGAAGCCGCTTAAAGGATAAACTAGCCAAGCGGAAAGCCGCCCAGAAAAAATAGATTAGATTAGGTAGTTTTTTTTAAATTTGATTTTTCATTTCAAAAGAAAATTTGATTACTATTTGATTACAGCCCTAAATTATTATGCCGACCCGTAAAGAAAAAGCCCGTATCGCCGCAGCGATTATTTGTGTAAACTTTAATGATGAGGAAAAAGCCGAATATTGGAAAAGATATGATGAAGCCGAAAGATTGGCGGACGAAAGGGCTGCCGCCTTAAAAGCCGATAAATTAAAAGCCAAACGTATGTATGATTCCCAGAAGATTAAATGCCCATATTGTGATTGCGTGATTCGAAGGGATCATATGAAGCGTCATCAATCCAGTAAGAAATGTAAATTATATGAGGAAAAAGAAAAGATATGGGCGGTTCAAAGTAAAAAAATAGATGATTTAACAGCCCAGTTAGAAGCAGCCCAAAAGCAAATTGAAAAGCAAAAAGCCGAAATCAATGGATTAGTTAACAATATGAAAAAAATACAAAAGAGGGCTAATAAAAAGAAAGATTAGATTAGATTAGGATAGTTTTTTTTATTGACATATATAATGGTTAACTTTATTAAAAAGGCAATCAAGAAGCCAGGAAGTTTTACAGCCCAGGCAAAGAAGGCAGGGATGAGTGTAAAGGCGTTTCAAAATAAAGTTCTTAAAAATCCTAGTAAGTTTTCCTCCACCACAATTAGAAGGGCTAATTTATCTAAAACACTTAGTAAACTTAGAAAAAAAAAGAAATAGTAAGTTGAGATATTATAATTAAAATCAAAATCGATTATATATGAATTTAATTAAAGGAGATTGTTTAGTTGAACTTAAAAAATTACCAGATAAATCAATTAATTTTTTTTATTTAGATTTACCATACGGACAAACTTCATGCGATTGGGATGTAAAATTAGACCACGAGGCTTTATGGATAGAGTTAAAAAGATTAGCAAAAAGCGATAGAACACCATTTTTTTTTAGTTGTACCACTAAATTTGGATTTGAATTATATAATTCCGCCCCTAAAAATTATTTTAGATGGGATCTAGTTTGGCGAAAAAATAGGGCGGCGGGTTTCCTTAATGCCTACCGCTTACCAATGCGGAAGCATGAAATGATTTATTGTTTTGCTAAAAAAACCCCAGAGTATGATTTAAGTAGCCATAAAGAATTTACTTTAGAAAATAACCAAAGAGGACAAATAATAACTAAAGACATTTATGGTAGGATTGGGAAAAAAAGAGTAAAGGGTAAGATTTGGAAAGATAAACTTCCAACTAGTGATGTAACGCCGCCCGATGAAGACCACGAATTAGTTTATTGTTTTGCCAAGAAATGTCCACATTATGATATTAGTAGCCATACGGAATATGAAGAAAATGAAAAAATTAATGTCCCTAGATGCCCTTTATATGGGAAACAAGTAGAAAACTTTAAGGCTAAGAGCTTTAAAGAAAAACTACCTACTAGTGATATTACGCAGCCCGCCCAAGACCACGAATTAGTTTATTGTTTTGCTAAAAAAACTCCTGAATATGATGTTTCTAGTCATAAGGAATATACTGAAAATAAAGAACAAAATCACGGAACCCCTATTTATGGAAATGAAATAAATATACTAAGTTCTAAAACCCATAATGAAAGGCTGCCTACAAGTGATATTACGCCATCAAGTTGGTGCGATATTAAAAACGATGAAGGTATCGATCATAGAACCGCTAAACCCGTAAAATTAATGGAGTTTTTATTAAAATATTGGACTAAAGAGGGCGACGTAGTTTGCGACCCTACCGCGGGTTCTGGTTCTATGGGGGTTGCGTGTAAAAATATGAATAGAAAGTTTATAGGGATTGAAAAAGATGAAGATATATATAAACTAATGTGTGATAGAATAAATAATCCCGATAAGCTAATTAAAAAGAAAAGGAAACCTAGGAAAAATTAAATTTCCTCCTATAAATTAATTTAAATGTTTCCTCGCTGAATAAAATTCCATTCCATTTAACAACTGAAACATCATCGGGAATACATGCTCCTTTTAATGGGCTGCTGGTTCTTTCAAACTTAATATTATTTTGTTCTAAAAATAGAATAATACTTACGCTTTGGGGATAAACTAATATCATATATATATTTATATATATTATATTATGTCTAAACTTAGAAAGCCATTTCCATCAAAAATTAAAGGTAAGAAGTTTTCCGTTTATGTAATGCGTGATGGTAAAAGGCGGCTAATTCATTTTGGTTTTAAAGGTGCTAAAGATTTTAGGAGTGGTACGGCTACAAAGCAAGAAAGGGATGCCTATAGAGCAAGGGCATCGAAACAATTATTAAAGGATGGATCGAGGGCGATAGATGATAGAAATTCCGCGGCGTGGTGGTCATATAACTATTTATGGTGATTTGGAATATTTTGGAATAATACTTAAGGGTTTTATTGGGTGTAAATTTATCAATTATGCCTTTAGCAATTTATAGCTTAACTATTAATAATCAAATGTACGTTGGTTCATCGGTAAATATACGAAACCGCATAGCCCAACATAAATTTTTATCCAAAAGTTGTGCTAGCCCTGTTTATAAATTTATAAGAGAAAATGGTGGATGGAATAATGTGGAAGTAAACATTCATTTTTATTCATATACTTTAGGTAAAGCGGAAGCCCTTTCTATGGAAGCCCTATTTATTGAATATATAAAACCTAGCCTAAACAATAACAAAGTTAATTTATATTTATCAAAAAAAGATTATGATAAACAAAGATATATTACTTTAAAAAATATTACTTGCCCCTGCTGTAATAAATTAATGACCGAAGGTAATATGAAAAAACATCGCAAAACGAAAAGGTACCTATCCCGTCAAATCGCGGTTTTCTAAATGTTTTCATTACTATAGCATCTATAAACTTTTTCTAGATCCGATTCCTCTGGAATCCCTAGTATTTTATATTCTTCATATACCTTACTATCCGCATGTGATTTCGATATACAAAATGGAAAACTTTTTAAATATAAAACAATAAAATTATCCCATCCGCCCTGTTCGTTAACAAAGTTATTTATTCCATTTTTATTCCGTTTTATATGTTTTTTCTTTTCATATAAATTAGTTGTATGACCTATATATACAATTACATTATATCGTTTGTCAATAATTTTATATAAAATTGTTTTAGAATAATTGCGAGTTCCGCCCATATTTAATTAAACCGACTATAACCCTTAAATACCTATATATTTTAGCTATCCAAATATACGACGAATAAAAAATATATATTTTCCATAAACTATTGATAATCATATCTTAAACAAATTTAATAATATCATCAACATCACCACACTTATATAAAAAGCCCTCCCAATTATTAAATCTATCTTTATAATTAATATACCTACTATTTGGTTCAAAATTATGGGTACAATAATATGGGTTCTCCTTAAACTCCGCCCTATATTCCCCTAAAGTTTTCGCTGATATTTTATTTAAATCTACTCTAAAAATTAATATACGATTATCATTTAAATCTTTACAACACTCCTCGGCATTATCATAATATCCTTGCGATAGGCTGGATTCTTCATTATCCGCATCCTCATCAACATCTAAGTAATCAACACTCCCAATAATTTCTCCTTTATGATATAATGTATTTGTTTCAATATCATATCTACAATAAACTTTTAAATAACCCAACTCAACAAAATCCCCTTCTTCTTTTTCTTCTTCCTCGTCACTACTAGTAACACTTGCGGGTCTAGTTGCTACGGGCGGCAATAAGTCACTCAATAATTTTTCCATTTTAATTAATTGTTCCTCCAACCTTCTTTCAATCAAATCGTTTATTTTATCTAAGGAAAACTCCTTAATAGGCGGGTTGGCAATTAACCAATTTCTTACCCATCCATTAATTTCATCTCTCGGGGCATCCGTAATTTTAACTAATCTTTCAATCATTCCTCTCCTTGGATCTTTACTCTTTCTTTTAAAGGTATATACCTTAGGGTTATTTTTTTGGGTAATAATGATTTTATCATTGGCATTAGTAATTTTAATTGAATTGTCCATATTAAACATTATTAATCTATATCTCTTAAATAATATTCCATTTTATTCCATCAATCAAATTTTATTTAAATTAATTAAAATTCTTTTTCTAAATCTACTGGGTTTTCTTTTTTAGTGTATCCGTATAAATAACCTCTGGTGTAATCCCCTTTATAATTATTCCTACTAATCTTTGTAAATCTTTTTTTACCAAACCAATAATCGGCGTTTTTGTCCTGCGTTACCCAACTTTCAACGGGGGCTTCCTGTTTATTTTCTTTAAATTCCTCGATTATGATTGATTGATTTGAACCCATTACCATCTTTTTAGAAAAAAAATAATAATTTATTTGCCTTGCATAAACCTATCAAATAGGGCTTTTCCTGCTTTTGTATCACGTAATCCTTCAAGGGCTTTGCTGAGTTTTTTGTTTTGTTTTTTAACAAAGGCTTCATCGAATGGTTCCCGTTTTTTCTTTGAACCTTGGGCTGTCTTTTTCCTCTTGCCTCCTCTGTCAAAATCTTTATTTCCTTTTTTAGTGGAAAAATCTTTCTTTCCTTTCATAGTTTTACTCATTTGTCCCTTTTTAGGCTCGCTCTTTTTTGCTACTTTTAAAGCTTGGGCTTTGGCTCTCCTCGTAACCATCGATTTTTTACATGACCCTGGGGTTCTATTCGCACAAGCATAATAACCTTTTATTCCCTCACCTAAACCAACACAACCCTTTTTTCTGGCACACGAATGATAATTACCCGTACGCGATGTCTTTTTAGGTTTCATTGCCGCTTTTATTCTAGCTCTCATTTCGGCATCCATTTTATATATTATATAAATATTATATTCCTGGATCTAGGTCGTCTACGGGATCCCTAACGCATGTAACTCCACAACAACCTCCAACTTGGGTACATCTACTCCGCCTACAACTGGATGCTATTATTGCTATAAAACCCCCTAATGATAAAAGAATAGAACATATAAAAACGGAAATAACCCCCAAGTCGGGCTGGCTTTCTTCTCCTTTATATTTACTGGTTTGAAACATAAAAATAGAATAGAAAAAAATCTAACTTTTATTTATAATGATACGTCCCCGAGGATATAATAATAATAGCGGTTTAATTTATATAACGGCAGGATTAAACCAATACAAAGGCAACCCCCTATATCCTTTAAATAAAATTGATACCGCCGATTATGAAAATAAAGAAATGGAACAAAAAAGATTAAGTAGATTAAATGATAATATGCCAGAAACATTAGTAGAAGGAGCAGCCCAATTAACAAATAAAGAAGTTAAAAAAGTAGAAGCAGAATTAGAATTAAAAAGCAATCCATCCATAGGAAAGGGTAATCAAAAAATAGAACCAGGAGAGCAAATGGCACAAAAGATATCGGCGGACACAGCTAAAAGGAATATGATGGTTAACCAGGAATTCCAAAAAATTCCAGCACTAAAATAATTTTTTTTGTAATATTTTTTCTAAAAAGATATATATAATGAGTTTTATTACAGATGAAGTTATTGAATTAAAAGTTAAGAGGGAATCCGTTGGAGGTTTTGAAAAAGGGATGCCCATGGATAAAGAAAATCTACAATATAAACCAACACAGGAAGACGATGAAGCAGAAATATCGCAGGACGAAATGATAATTATGGAGCAATATGCTAAATTACTACCCAGAGGAAATAGAAAATTAAAACTTAATATTCCAGAATTACGGGACACAATCATTTCTAAGGATTTAATAGCAGCCCCATTAACAAAGACTAGTGGATTAAATTCAGGAGGTACCAACTCTTTAATAGGTAAAGGAAAACCAAAAACCCAAAAGGATTATATTGTTGACATTCAAAACAAAAACGCATTAAAAAGCAACCCTAATTTCACATCTTTTAAAAATAATTTTTCTTTATAATTTATATAATGACCGATCTAGATAAACTAAAATCCGATGCTATGGAACTTACTCCATCCAAATATAAACTAAGGGGAGGAGGAAAAAAGAACAGCAAAATAAATGACAAAATTAGAAAATTTGTTTTTGATATCACTAAAGCCAAAGAGGAAATCCTAAAAATGCCCGATGGTGAAGAAAAAACAAAATTAGCAGTAGAACACGATGAAGTAGTGGATAAAGTAAATGATTATTGGAAAAAAGATGATGATCGGATTAATAAATTAAAAAAAGGAGAGTTTTATGTACAGCCTAAATTATCAAAAGCAGGTGAAACAGAACCAAATGAAGTTATTAAAATAAGTAAAAGTGAAACAGGAGAAGTAAGTGAAGGTAAATTTAGCATCCCACAAGAGAAAGGGAAAGATGAATCACCCAGCGTGGGAAGCATGCCCAGCGAGCCAAGCATGCCAATCGAGCCAGACACACACACCATGCCAGATGGAACAGTTATGACAGGAAAAGAACATACAGAGGAAAGCGTAGAAGTAGAGGAAGCCAAAGTAGAAGAAGAGGATGAAGAAGTATTAGCCACGCCAAGGGATGACCCACCCAGAGAGGACACACCCATGGAGGAAGACACCAGAGAAGCACCACCCAGAGAGGCACCACCAGAAAAAGAGGAGGAACGAAAAAGTGAAAGTATTAAGGATGTACCATCTTTTTCAATTGACATACCAGAAGGAAGAAAAGGGGCGGAAGGTAAAACAGCCAGACAATTAAATAGCGATATTAAATATTTTCTTAAAAATTATCCCGCTTTATTAAAGAACGAGGCAGAACTTTATAAAAAAGCAGATAAAAAAAACAAACAAGTTTTAAAGGATATTCATCGCAGAATTATTGCCATATTAATCCCTAAGGAAGAAAAAAAAACAATTGGAATTATATTGGATGCCGAGAAATATTTAAATGAAAAAATTAATCAAATATTATCCATGAAAACAGTTGAGGGATTAAGACCAGCCGATTTAGTTGAGGTCACAGAGGAACCTAAAAAGAAAGGGCGGGAAGTTGGATCATACGCCGTTGTAGAAAATCGTAATGGTAAACCATCCGCCGAAAAATTGCCCGTATATCGAGCTATACCAAGCACTAATGAAATGAAACCAAAAAGTAGAAAATCCAGAATTAATACAGCATCAATCAAACAAAATATAGGAAAAAGAAAAGTAGATATAGCGAAGATGGAAATATCAAACAACCCTTTTGCTAAGGAACAAAAATCAAATAGATTTGATATTATTTTGTAAAAGATATATATAAATATGAGTTATTCCAGAATAAACGCCAACCGAATCCAAATGGGAGAAGACACAGGGGATCCATTTGTTTTATCGGCAAACACCAATAGAATTAATGGAGAATTTAATTTATGTGACAGCCAGAAACAGGATGTAATAAGTTATAATCAGGGAACAGGAACAATTGATTTTCATAATAAAAGTATAACAAACTTTAGCGGGGGCGGCGGGGGCGGAGGAGACGTATTTTTGGCAAACACACAGACTTTTACGGGAGTCAACACTTTTAATGGAAATACAGTTTTATCTACAGCCGACACAGGCAATATTAACACAACAGGAACGATTAATGCGACATCCGCAATATCAGGAAGCAAAGTAGAAGTGACAGGAAATTTAGAATGTAACACAGGCACACTACAGGCAAACATAGCAGAGATTACACAGGATTGTACCATAGCCAGCGGTAATTTATCAGTAACCACAGGAACAGCCTTAATAGGCGGACAATTAACTACCAACGGAATAGGAAACACAGGAGATTTATCCACCACGACACAGACAACCACAGGCAACCATATTATAGGCGGCGACGCAGTAGTTACGGGTCAAATTGTAGGAAATGGTGGATTATCCATTAACAGCGGGGCGACTTCAGTAGGGGCTATTTCAACAAACAATATAACTACTACAGGCACGATAGCATGTAATAGTAGTATAGCAGGGGCATCTTTAGCAGCCCAGGCGGGGGATATCACGGCTACCAGCGGAAACGTAAGTGGATTATCTTTAATCAGTAATGGGGGACAAGTACTTCTTAAAGCAGGAAATGCCAGGATAGAATCGGATGTCAATGATGACACACGCATCCAATCAAATACCAACACCGACACTATTGTTTGTAGATTGGGCGGCACAGGAGCCGATAATTTACAATTAAGTTTTGATAGCGGAACTAATAAAAGCGTACTTAAACTTTATGATTTTGGAGCAGCCCAATATTATAATGTAGGAGGATCACCCGACGATTTGGCGGGTTTAATAGCTAGCATTCAAAACACCAGTTTAACTTTTAACGGCAGCACAACAGGAACATTTGAGGGCAGCCTAGTTTCAACAGGAACCACCACGCTTTCAGGAACCATCATCAATATTGCCACAGGGACGAATGTAGCAACGATAACATGTATGAATGACAGCAACGACGCACTAAATATTAATGGCGGGGTTGTAACTTTAGACGCCACAGCAACTTTAGCCAAAACAGGCACAATTAGCGGGGCGACAGATATTTTTACATCCACCGACACAATATTAGATAGATCGGCGGTTAGTTTTACCCCATCGCTTTTTACACTAGTGACGGGAACACCAGCCGCAGGGCAAATTCAACTTGCTTCAGGAATTACAAATTCAGTTCAGGGGTCAATTCAGGCAGTAAGATATGGCACCAACGGAGGTACAGCCGTATATAGGGTTTCCGCAAGAGGGCGGCTAACAGGATTTACAGTAAACACAGCAGGGGGCGGCTCCATAAATTTATTTACACTACCAGCGGGATATAGACCAACCATAGAGCAAAATATAATTTCGCAGGGTCACACGGGAGCGGGTCAGGTAAGGATTGATATATCTACATCAGGATTAGTAAGTATATCGGAAGGAGATAGCACAGATGGCAGCACATTTTGTAATTTAGGTACATTAAATATATGGGCGGGAATTTAAAGGAAATATTATTTTTAATTTTTTTTTCTAATAAAAATATTATAATGTCTTCGGTCATCCTAAATTCAAACGCAAACTCCGCCCTCGTTAATACTTTACTTTCATCTAGCAGCCTAAGCAACCCTAATGTTTATAGCACTATGGAAATTTCGCCGCCCCATTCCACCACTTATAGCGAGCATCAGCCGTCCAATGGCAATGTACCAGTTCGATCCAACACTACCAACTACCAGCTAAATAAATATGGTATTATTTCTCAAATTCTTTTAACTTATAGAAGAAGTTTTACCAATAGTGGAGTCAATCCCACAACCAACGCAGCAGGATTGGGAACTAAACAAAATGATTTTTTTAATTGCGTGGAAAAAGTAGAACTTCTTTCCAGTTCCAGGGTGGTATCAACTTTAACTAAAGTAGATTTTATGGCTCAATTTTCCAATCTTCCCTTCAATAAATTAACAGTGGTGAGGGATAATCTTCTTGAACCCGACCAACCTTCAGGTGCTGTTTTGGCTGCTGGAGCCACAACCGCGGGCTCTTTATTTACTTGCCCCCTTGTATTTGGCTTTATGCGGGATATTAACACCCAGCTTAATGCATCATTCTTAGAACCCATGAGTATTAGAATCACATGGGGTAAAGATTGGGATGAAGCCGTAAATTTCGAAGCGGGAGTAGTAGGAAATATTACCGAACCAGTTTTATCGGTAAGATATAAAAATTATGCCGAAGATGCTAACGCCCAAATTTTAGCAGAAAATTTTGATAAACCCTCCCTAAATATGCTTAGCAGCCGTTTTTATGATGAAAATAGGCAGAGTGTTTTATCTACCGCGAGTGCATCCACCGACCAAAGCATCCAGATTGAATTAAAAAATACCGAATGTGTAAATGATTTTTATGTTTTGGTTTTGGCGACCGATCCTAATGGTGCGGGGGCATCCCCAACAGTAGCTAGCGACGTGCTTTTACCAATCCCAGTCGCAATTACTAGCATTTCATTCTCGGGAAGCGGAGCCGATATATTATCCCTTAATAAAGGACAACTAGCGTATAGCAAAATTGACCACGATGGCTTCTCGGTAGGCGTAGACGCGGCGGGGGCGGGCAACGCACTTAATCGCGTAGTTAAATTCCAATCAGGCGTTTATGGTTATAATATGCTATCCAACACCATTTCTTTAAGGGAAATTAATGCCCCAAGAATTACAGTAAATTTTAACGCCCCCAATACCACCAACCTCCAACGATATTATGCTTATGTAGTAGAAGATACTAGTGCAATTTATAGCATCACCTCCGCCACAGGAGCCCTTTCAAATTCTCTTTCAAACTAATTTTATTTATTTTTTTTCTAAAAAGATATATATAATGGGAATTTTACACTTTAGAATAACAGAACAATCACAAATAATTAAATTGGATCGGGGCATCCATGGACAGAATATGACACTTAAAAAAGTTATAGTTGTTAAGGAACCCACAGCAACCCCCGATTATAACGGCGGAGTGACAATACAGATAAGCTTTTTATCAGGCGGCTTAGAGATCAGTAGTAATATAAATAGCGATGAAATATCCGTACCTTTTAAAAACACCGACGAAGTAACCAATATTAATTGGGATTTAAACTTCGATACAGAGGATATTAATCAAAATTTTACTACTTCCGTTTTTAGATATGATAAAACAGGAGTACCAGTTGTTTTTGATTCGACGGGAGCTACGGCGGGATCCATAAGGTATATTGATATGTATTTTGATTATGCCAGCTTATATGATTATAATATTTATTGATTTTTTTTCTAAAAAGATAATAATGGTAATGACATATAAACAAAAATTTAATAAAAAATACGGGCAGCCCCTTAATCAATCAAATAGTTTAAATGATATTTCTAAAAAAACAGGATATAAAAAATCAGGACTTCAAATTATTTTTAACAAAGGAATAGGGGCTTTCAAAGGGAATAGGGCGGCAGTAAGACCATCAGTTAAATCCGCAGAACAATGGGCATATGCCAGAACATACGCAGCCATTAATCCAGCCAGCAAAGCATACAAAATTGACCGCCAACATCTTAAAAAAAATAAATAAAAATTATATATAAATGGTAAAAATAAATAGTGTCCCATCCCAAGAAATCGATGGAATATGGTATTCATGGAACTTTAGAAATAGAAGATACGAGGTAGATCCGTACTTAACTTCATCACGAAATAATAAAAAAATAGATAGAAACTTATTCAAAGCAATAGCGGGAGTAGCCACGCTTAACCCAGAAGCATTAGTAGGATTAGGGCAGGGAATTATGGGCGGAGGTTTTGATAATTTGTTTAAGGCAACATCCATGATGACAGATACGGAAGTAGCCCTAGGAATAACCAGCGTTTTAGCGTTTATGGCAGCCCCAGCGGTAGGAGCCAGATTAGCTAAACGACCAACTTTAAAGGAAATTAAAAGCAGTCCAGAGTTTAAAAGGGCTTTTCCCAAGATTGATAAAAATATTGACGCAGCCATTTTAACACAGAAATATATTTATGAATCCGCATCCCCAGAAACCCAAGCCAGAATGAGAGTACAGGCATCGGATTATAAAAATTTTAAATTAAGAGAAGAACAAAGAATAGCAGGAGAAAAAGGAGACAAGGACGCATTTGATAAAATACAATTAGAAATAAATAAAAATGACGCATCCAAAGACAAAGCCCTTTTAAGGGAAATTGAAACAAAGAAACGAGAAAACATAGAAGCCAGAAAGGGGCTAGAAAGAGAACAATTATTAAATAAATTAAAGGAAGAAACAGGAAACGAATTAACAGATGAAGAATGGGGGGATTTATATAAAATGAGATTCCAGAAAAATCCAAGCAGGGATGAATTTTTTAATTTTAAGAAAACAGAATTAGAAAGACAAGCAGAAAGCGGACAAAGCCCCCAATCGGTAGTTGACGCATGGTACGAAAGATACGGATCAAATGAAGAAGGAGTAAACATAGATTTACAGGAATTAGGGCGACGAGTTATGGCAGATTTAGACCCAAACCAAACAGGGGACATCACTTTACCACCAGGTAGCGTAGGTTCATATTTTTATAGGAATTATTCAGGAATGGAATTGGAGGCAATAGCAGACGCATATAATCACGGAGGATTATGGGAAAATTGGAAAACAGAATATAAAAATTATATTACAGGAGGAGGAGCCGCAGCCATAGCGGCAGGCGGAGCAGCAGCCCTAGCAGAGAGAAAGGAAACAGATAATATAAATTTAGAAGAGGACGAAGGAGAAATGGATTTAGATGAGGCGGTCAGGGACGAAAAATTTATCACAGGAGAAATAGAAATAGATGCGGGTACAGGAGACCCTATACCACCACCAGCACCAGCCCCTACACGCAGCCCAGATGAAATATTAGCCACAGAAATACAAAATGAGATAGAATTAGAGGAGGAATTATTTATTAACACAAAGGATTTTAAGAACATAGATGAATTATTAAGATTAACTTACAGGGCGGCGGCAGATGTTTATGAAAAATCAGTTTTTACTATTGAAGGAGAATATTATTTAATTGATGGTTATGGCATTCCAGTTTTATTTCATAAAATAGGAAATAAGTTAATAGTAGCACTTAGAGGAACCGACAGCACTAGAAATATTTTAACAGATTTATATACGACTAATCCTATAACCATAGGGGAAAATAAACTATCCAATTATCCGTTTTTTAGAGGCAGAATTAATGAAAAAAATGAGGTTCAATTTCATGCGGGATTTATTAAAGCCCTAGCAGATCCACCAATAGGAAGAAATAGATTAAGGGCAAATATGGAAAGCGACTATACACCATTATATGCGATGATACGAGAAAACATAGATAATTTTGAGGGCGATGTAACAGATTTAGTTTTTACAGGGCATTCATTAGGAGGAGCATTGGCAGGAATTTGCTATTATTTATATCAAAATGATACATATAAAATTGAAGAAAAAATAACAAATAGCGTAAGATGTATAACATACGGCAGCCCTAGATTTGTAATTAAAGGAGGAGAAAATTATTATAATGAGGAATGCCCCAACTTAGTTAGATGTTGGAATGAATTCGATATTATTAGTTATGTACCACTATATAGAAGCATATCAGGATTAAATATATTAAGCGGTTTTATCCATGTAGGTAAAAGTTTATGTTTAGACAGCCCTTTAAGTAGGAATGATATTAATCAATTAGTAGTAGATATATTGAGAGAAGAAAAACCAGTAGCCGTAGGATTAAGAGGGATGAGAGTAGACGAAGCAGTAGAAGCATGTAACACAATAGCAACCCCAGATTATCAAAAAAATATTATTAAAGGTTTGATGGAACAATTAGGAAACGGGGTAGAGGTTAAGGAAGAAATATCCCCAGAAACAATATTATCCATGGAACATAAAACAATTGAAGAAATGAAAGAAGGACGCAGCCCTAAAGATGTTTATTCAGGTATAGGTTTATCTAGGATGTTTGATGAAGCAAAAGTAGGAGAAGACCCAAGACAAAGAGAATTTTACTATGGGTCTATTTTTGGTTTTATAATGGGAACGAATTCGATTAGTAGTAAAGCCCATAAACTAAAAACCTATAAAGAAAATATTGATAGATTAATCCAAGAAGAAATAAACAGCAAGGTAGATATATTAGAAAAAGAGGGCGACAGTGAGAGGGATGTAATAGAAGATATAGTTAGGGAAGAAATAATTGAATCGGTAGAAGAGAAGATAGACGAAGACACACAGAAAATTCCAATATTAGGATTTACAGAAAACTATAGAGATGGAAGTTTAGAAATTATATCCATATAGATTATGTTTAATGAAATAAATTTGGAGGAGTTGCCGCCCAGTTCATTTAATATTATTTTAGGTAAGAGGAGATCAGGTAAAAGTTATTTAACAGAGTATATTTTGGAACAAATGCGATTATTAGGAAAGGTAGATGTAGCCCTTTTATATACAGGAACAGGGGCAGGATTTGAAAAGATAGATAAACAAAGTAGATTTAGAACGATAGATAATTTATTTAATGTTTTGGATAACTATAATCGATTTAATAATTATAATAAGGTTGCTAAAAAATCAAAACAAATAAAATTAAAAACAGTAATTATATTGGATGACTTAGCCATTGATTTGAAATCACAAAAATTTAATATATTAGAAAGATTAAGCGTAAACGGGAGGCATTTAGCCTATCCGCCCTTAAGCCTTCATTTTTTTATATTAGCCCAGAGTTTAACAAAAATACCGAGAGTAGTTAGATTAAACTCCGATAATATATTTCTTAATCAAATAGCATCCGCCACAGAAATGAATTTAGTTTTAGATGAAAATCTATATTTATTGGATAGTTCCATCCAGGGTAAACGAACAGCCCGCAGTTATTATCAGGACTTAGTTGTAAGCCGCCCATTTGCTTTCGCAGTAATAGAAAATTGGAGGCAGAATATTACGGAATTGGGGCAATTTGTTAAAATTATTGTAGCAGACTAATATATGGAAGCATTTAAAAACACAAAGAACCCCGAAGTTTCATATCAAAAGAAAATCATTAGGGATAAAAGGAAAAAGGGGATAAAAAGTTTGCCTAAAAAAATAATTAAAAAGATTATAATAAATTTTTAATATATATGTATCCCTATCGAGCTATTATTGAAAGAAGTTTAGGGGTAAAATGTCCCCATATTACTTTAGAAAAGGAGATTAAAAGAAAACAGGGAGTTAATACCCATGTTACAACTATAGAAAGAAAAAGGATAGTTATAGATTTAAACAAATAAACCTAATTAGCCCTATGGATTATATAATATGCCCAGATTTATGGATTAAATCAATGCCAGAATATTTATATCAATATGTTTTAGATTTAGCCAGTAATGATGATTATACTTTAAAACAATTAGGGATAGTTAAGAAAGCCGTACAATATGGAAAATATAGGAATAATCCTAGAAAACAAAGATTAAAAATGACGGCAACCCAGAACCAATTATGCGATGTATTTTTATATAATTTTTTAAAGAAAAGGAATATAATGATAAAATTGATAACGGCGGGAGTTGGAACATATTGGAAAAATAAAAATAGTTATGAAAATATTATGGCGGAACTAGATAAATTAATTATTCCAAAATATTCCAGAAAATTCCAAAATATTCCAAATTGTAATTGTCGGGATAAAGCCTTTGGATTATGTTTTTGTATGGACAACGATCGAAACTATATTAATCCGCCTTGGAATGATTAAGAAACAACTTCTCCGCAACCCCTTTAAATATACCTAACATATCATTTAATCTTTGGATTTCCCTATCCTTTTCTTGTAGTTCTAGCCCTAATTTATATATTTCTCTATTTAATTGTTGTTCCCTTAAGGCACGGGAAACAATATCTTTTTCATGCTCTTGTTCTTTAGTCATTAAGTATTCTTCCCATTGATCTCGGCTTCTTAACATATTGATTTATTATATATATTTTATTTAAATCAAATTTATTCCAAATTATTCCATTTTATTCCATTTTATTCCATATTATTCCATATGATTAATTAATATATTGGGTTATAGTAAGATGTATAAGAAAAAATCAAATGCTAAGAAACCTAGAAATGTTAGGAAAGTTAAGAAACGAGTAAAAAGAAAGGGTTGTAGTTGCGGTTGTAGGTAATTCCATTTTATTCCATTTTATTCCATTTTATTCCCAAATTAATTAAAAATAAAATTGATATAAATTATTCCATTTAATATAAATATTATGGAACTAGAAATTCACGGATGCCAAGACCCTAATATTTATATTAAAAAGACAACCCTAGAAAGAAGTTTGCCACGATTACAATCCGAGTTAAGTACCGCCATTAATAGTGACGAGGAGGATTTTTATAATTATTATCAGGCATTTAATAATAGACTTTGTTATTGTAAAGTTTTGGATGAACTATTAATGAAAATGTATTTTACTCCAACAAAAAAAAACTATTCTAATCTAATCTAAACTATTCTATTCTAAGCCCAGGTATATTTATTTTGACGCCAGGGTCTATCCCAATGTTGCCATAAAAATGACCCTTCGCCATTAAATATCGTATCACATATAAATACGTCTAGGTTTCTACTTCTAACAAACAGCCCTTTCAAAGTTTCTTGGACTATTGGGTCAACCATCGTCATATCGTATTCCACACCAGTTTCATTATCTTCATCATAATCGGCTTCTTCCAGTTCATCTAAAAATAGCTCTTGGCATCTTTCTAAATTCATTACTAGGAGTAAATCGTCCAGGACTTTCTTATAATCATCACGGGAGCGGGTATCGCAATATTCCATAATAAGAGTCCAGGCTAAATCGGGTATAAATACTTCGGGGCGGTTCATAATATTATATTGTAATCAAAAAATAGTAATCAAATTTTCTTTTAGAAAGAAAAGTCACATGGATTAATTCAATTATTAAAGGGCTGCTAAATATTTAAAAAAAAAAATAAAGTTTATAAAAAAAACTATTCTATATTAATCTAATCTATACCCATCTAATCAAATCATAATTTATATCTCCCTCATCCCATCCTCCTCTCCAAAATTCTGGCTGGGCATAATAACTGGAATGTAATGGTTGTCCATCATAATTTAAGCAATAACTATATATAAGGCTCCGTGATACAAATAGCCCTTCTAATCTATTTTTAACTCCCACATCATTAGCCCTTATTAACAATACATCTGCCCCATCATAATCTCTATCTTCAATAAATATTCCATTATCACTGGGGGTTTTGTAGGCGAACAATAAGTCATCCATAACTTCATTATAAATAATCTTTGAATGGTTCATAATATTATATTGTCATCAAAAAAAAGTAATCAAATTTTCTTTGGAACTTTATTTTTTTTTTTATATATTTAGCAGCCCTTTATATATTGTAATTAATCCATGCGACTTTTCATTCCAAAAGAAAATTTGATTACTATTTTTTGATTAGAATATATTATTATGAACCAACGATCCGTTTCAACTAAACTTATGATTAATGTTAATGCC